TCACTTGGATCAACGTGTAATCGACAGTATCCATCTCTGGAAACCTTGCGAATCGTTGATAGGAAATCATCTTCCACGAGTAATAGTTGCGGTAACATTAGTCCTCCAAATTTCGTTGTTGGTCCCACTCGTTAAAGGCAATCACGTATCTCTCGGCTGCTTCGACTAGATCTTTCGGGACTGAATCCCGTTTGTCTTCCTGAAGTAATCGCAGGAAAACCTGCCACACCATCACGGTGTAGAGGTTCTGGATCTCTTGGAGAGATACTCCGACTTTCCTTTCCATGATCATGTCTTCCAGATAGCCTTCGATCATCTGATCCTCCGAACTGCTCGGTGACGGTTCTCCCACAGGAGTTCCATTGCTTCTTCTTCTGTTTCGATCTTGTCTCTCAATTTAATTACCGTAGAAGGTTGTTCTCCACTTATCCAAACGGACCACTTCCTTCCGTATCCTTGGATCGCAGAACCAATGTCGCTTGGACAATCTACTGAAAAAAGATGATGTTGGGTTCGACCAGTGTTTTTGACCAGTGTCTTCATGTAGTAATCGTCATCTGCATAGTGCAGAAAGTAAGACATGTGGTTTTTCTTCATCGTTTCACTCCGGTTCTCGGCATCGGAGGTCCAGCACTAATCGGCATGGAAGCATTTCCATCGTCATCCATGTCTCCAGCTAGACCCAGAATGCTCTGGTAGCAGTACCTCCGTGCATATGTGATTGCTGATCCGTCACCTTGCGGATCGTCTTTGTGTGTCGGTAACGAATACTCTGATACGATCCATTGACCTGATGAATGAGACAGTCTGGATACCAACTTAGAACTCGTTGGATGCTGTTGAAGAGAGAGTCCATGTTTAGCGAGTACCGGAGTTGCTGCTTTCAATAGTGCGGACAGAGACGTGAAACTGTTTCTGAAATGGGGATTGGTTCCGTCCTTTTCTACGAGAGCACTCATCTCCTCTTTGACCTTGGCGAGTGCCTTATCAAGTTCCTGGGTATCCAGTGATGACGATAGTTCTGATGTCAATTGTAAAAATAGTTCACTCATATCTTTCCTTGAGAAGTCGGTGACAGAAAAGGAGAACGGAATTCGCTAGACGATAATTTTTCAAATGAATCTGTGACTGAGCAATCTGGAAGGCTTCCAGTAGTTCGTCATCGTCCCAATCTACTTCCATCTTCTCCGGTATTAACGAGAGATCAGAGGCTTTGAGTGTCTCCATGACCATTTCCTCCATATAGTTCGGTCCTTTCATCAGTGATTTTGCTTTGTCTAAACTGATCATTACTGCTCCATCGTAATGGGTGAGTGACAGAAACCGACTGATAACTTCGTAATCTTTCCTCCTTTCTTTAAATAGTTTTGAATTTGATCCTTAAAATCCGAGGACTCTACAGAAGAGTCGGTCGGATCGAGATCGATGTAGTGGCGTTGCTGTAATCGGGTCCAAGGATTATTAAAAAAGTCGTTTGACTCCGGTTCAAAGATGATGTCGGATTCCGGTGTATTGAATTTCTGTCGGTTCATTTTGATCTGCTGAAGATCCTTGGAACATCGATCACAAATCTTCGCCTTGGAATTCTTTGATAGAACCCGTTGTTTACATCGGCTACATGGCCTATTCGGATTCTGTTTGTATCGTTCTCGGTCCCGAAGGTTTTTGACCAATCGCTTGCACACATGGCTACAGTAGATTTGGTTGGAGTTCTTCTGAATGAATAGCTTGGAACAAGTAGATGCTGCACAATGGACCTTTTTTCTGTTCAACCACTTCTCGTTTTCAACTACTCTCTCGTTCCCTCTCTGACAGATCGTGCTACAGAAGCGTTTGTTTGGATGAACATCTTTGAATTTCCGGTTACAGTGCCGATAGGCACAAACCTTCTCTGGTCTTTCCTTCAGTCTTACTGCACGATCTTCTCGTTTCTTCTTTAGAAACTTTTGATAGAACTTCTTACTTCCGACTTTCTGGCATTCTTTGGAACAGTAGACATTGATATTCGTTTTCGGTTGGAAAATGCTATTGCAGGTTGCACAGTTACTAGGTTTTAGCCTCGTATGTCTCCGTACATACATTTCATAAGTACAAGGATCTCCACAATACTTCTGGTTATTGACTTTTATTGACATCTCCTTCTGGCATAGTTTGCACTGCTTCATGACAACTCCATTACGTCCTCATGGTATCCCTGGCTATAGATCTCTCCGGAGAGATACTGTTTGTATAATTCGACTGCCTGATTGATCTTGAACTCTGCGTTGTGCATCAATTCATCGGACAATTTGTACAGAGCTACGTTGTACGGTGCTGTGTTTTCGACAACTAAAAATAAAAACTCTGGGTAGTGACCGGAAACAGATTGATAAGCTCTTCGATACCAGTTGGCTTGAATATCGTACTGATACCGTGTGACTGCTTTTTTGAATCCGTATGGTGAAGCATCCTGAGCACTCTTCAGATCCACAACGAGATGCTGTCCCTCGTCACTGTAATCAAGTCTCGCTTTTGCTCGGATTCCGTTCTCTTCCCAGGTGATCACCTGTTCTACTTCTGCATTCGGAATGATTCTCCAGAACTCAGGATGTCTGAAAACTGACTCGGTCATCAGAACTACGTCCTCGTAATCTTCTTTCTTCAGTACCGTTCTTTTTTCTTCTGCTACAAACTGATCGTATTCCTCTCGTCCTGCTTTCGTCCTTCTGTCCACATTTGGCGCAACCACGTACTTGTCACCGAAAGATTTTCCGGCTAGTCGCAGTTCTATTGAATCGTGGATCGCTACTCCCTTTGCCATCGCTGGAGACTGATCTGACGGAGTACTGAGGTAATGGTTCAGAGACTTGTTCAGTCGTTTGATCAGAGACGCATTCAGTCCATCTAGTTCACAGTATTCATCGAAGCTCATTCTTGAACTTCTCGGTTTGATCACTGTGTTCCGGAGGATTTCTGCAGTGGGGATTAAATGGGGGGATCTATCGTGAGTCTGGATACTCTTGATTTGACCATTACTGATCATTCTTCGTATCTGATCCACAGAGACCCCTAAAGCCTTAGCCGCCTGAGTGGTGTTTAAAAGGTTGGTATCTTGCATTTGACTCCATGTTTGTAACCGTTAACCGTTCACTCTGTGCATCGGAGTGCATATATGATCAGAAATGATTTATGGAGTCAACAAGAAAGTGCAAAAAATTTTAGAAAAGTTCGATCTGTGGCGGAAGTCCCAGGGATATTCTCAACAAGAGATAGCAGATGCCATTGGATGGGATCGATCTAAAGTGAACCGAGTTCTTCAAGGGAAACAGGATTCATCCTACTTTCTGAGCAAGGTGGAACAGGTCTTTGGAAGTATAGATGAGGTCAAAACGGGGGAATCGATCAGAGATGACAACTATCGGCTGATCCGAAAGTTCGATACAGAGGCAAGTGGTGGAGCAGGAACCCTGACTACAGATGAAAACGGAGAACAGATCCAGGTAATTACCGAGTGGCTACCGAAGCTACCTGATCAGAACCTAGCCTTCATTACGGTAGTTGGTGACTCCATGTCTCCACTGATGGGATCTGGCGATACGATCCTCGTTCATATGAAAAGTGGGTTCCTCGGTGACGGAGTCTACGTTCTGAGACTCTGGGAGTCTCTCCATGTCAAACGGGTGCAACGGGTAGCTCAGGATGAATACCGGATTGTTTCTGATAATCCGATCTACAAAGATCTGACGATTACGGCTGATGATAGTGACGGGTTCGTTATTGTCGGAAGAGTAGTCAGATTGGTGAAAGCGTTATGATTGATCAATATATCGACTATCTACGGACCTATCGTTCAGAGAGGACTGTGAATACCTATCGGCCTCAATTAGCCCGATGGCAAGCCTTCTCGACATCCGATTCCATTACTTACGAAACTTTTAAGGACTTTGTCGATCATCTCCGGTCCGAAGGACTCTCCGATGGGTCAATCAATTCTCATCTACGATCACTGAAGGCTTATCTGAACTGGTGTCATAAGTATCTGGATCATCAGAAATTCTATGTGCCGATGCTGAAAGTGAATCGAAAGATTCCAAAGGTCTGGACGAGTCATCAACTGGAGATCATCGAAACCATCCTCAACCATAGAGCACAACGATCACGGAGATACCAGATCCTCCGGAGAACCCATTACATGCTCAGATATACCGGAATGCGAGCAGGAGAACTGTTTCATTTGAATTGGTCAAATATCGGATCTGGAATCCGTATCGAAGGAAAGGACGATTGGACAACAAAGAATAAACAAGACTCCATTCTCCCGATACATCCGAAGCTACTGGAGTTTTTACAGATCGAAAAACATGAGGGGGAAACTAATTACTTGGATCACCATTTTAAAGAACTGAGTCATTTAACGTATTCGATGAGAAAGTTTCAGAAGTCTATCGATTTAGATGGACCGAAACCACTCCATGGTTATAGAGCTTCTGTTGCTACCGAACTATTGTCCGGAAATATGAATCCGGTACACGTGCAACATCTGCTACGACATGAACGTTTATCGACTACAGAACTCTATCTGAATACGACTCATTTGCCGCTACAGGAATTGGTGAATTCGTTAGGAATTTACAGAGAGAATACAGAGGATGTTACAAAAACGATGAAGTGGCCAGAGCGGGAATCGAACCTGCGACACACGGATTTTCAGTCGTTAGAGGAAAAGATAGATAAACTGTTACGACTAGTACAGAAAGATCAGTAAGACCAGATCCAGGGACGGGGAGATTTGGCAGTATTATTTAAATCGTCACAGTGAAGAAATCTAGTGGACCTCGGTCCTTTCATCTTAAATCCGAATCCCGTCATTCCGTACTTCAGACAAAGTTTCATTAACTCGTAGGCTTCCTGACCAAAGATTTGTATATCGACTGCTCTTCCTGTCGTATGTGGTCCAGTGGGTCCAGTGGATGAAATCTCATCGTTATATCGTGGACATCGGTAGGCAGAACTAATGACCATCGGTTGCTGGTATTCGTCTCGGATCAACTGTAGTTTTTCTAAGAAAGCTACGTTCATCTGGTTTCCACCACAGCAATTACAACTGAGTTCTCTATGTTTAAAGTTCCGAGTTTCGATCATTTCTTCATCCGTTTGAACATTTTGACTCCAAAGACGAGTCCGGCTGGAGCACCGAGGGCAACCAGACCCATTTCCAGAAATCCGGTATCCAGTGCTAGATTAAATAATTCTTCCATTTATAACTCCTTGGTGATTCCACTACAGACCTGGGCATAATAGAGAGACTGTTCTTCTCGTTCTTTATCACTAAGGGCAAGCAACTGATCATGCGTGTAGTTCTCTCGGAATTTATCGATGACGCAACTGCACCCCTGAGAAGCGAGAGAAAACGCAAAGTTCCATGGCATTCCCTTGGATTCGTAAGTCGGAATCATTCTACTCGTACAGTTGCCTGTCCAGATAAACAGATAATGAGTTTTGTATTCCAACTCGGTAGCAGAGATCGTAGTAGCCAGCAGCAACAGGGGGAGCAGGAGTTTCACCGAGTCCCTTTATTGATCGACTCCTCTAGTTTGGTAATTGCGATTTTCATTTCCAGTAGTGTACTGTTCGTTTCTTTTAAGACCCCAGTAAGCGCCTGATTGGACTCCTTCATCAAGAGTCGTAATTCCTGGTCTGCGAGGTCATCTTTGGTCAACCACTGGGTCCGTTCTCGCTCAAATCCTTTGAGGAGATAAACCACTAACCATGCTGAGAAGCAAAGGGCAGCAGTCACTACTCCGACCTCATTGATTATCGATACTATTCCTGTTGCTTCTGCTGGCATTGCTCGGCCTTGTTAGTCGGTTGGTGGTGTGGGCCAGGTTATGCCCGTTAGATTTCCGTCTACATCTAGTGACGGTGTCTGCGTGGTGATGTCCCTAAGCGCCTGTCTGTACGTCTGCCACTCAGGTTGATTAGCACCTGGGTAATCGGGTAACATCCGCCAGTCGGTTTGGGCTATCAAGCCATCCCGTTGCATTCTCAACTGATCCATTGCAGGAACAGGTTCTGGTATAGGATTCGGTTCTGGTACTGGGATTTCTGTAACAACCCATTGAGTTCCATCAAAGGCACAAGTATGGGTGCTTTTGTCAAAGTCAGGAGGTGCAATTTCGGTGGAACCTGCAGGTAGTGCAATTCTATCTGGATTCTTTGGATCTGGATAAGCAACTACTTCTGATCCGTTGGATTTGTTGTAA